GTTAGCACTTACTTGATTTTGTATGTAATTTGATTTCTCATAATTTTCGTCATCACCTGTTCTCAAAAAATCATGTTTGTAGTCGAGGTATTTAAGGATGTAATCTACCAAAAACCTCACATTGTTATCACCGTTCAACGGGTCATAATTTTCCATCGCAATCGGTATGGAGGACGCGTCAAAACTTCGTTGCCAGCTTGATAGAAGTTCTTGGTATTGAGCAGGGGTCTTACCTAAATCAGTTTCAGTTTTTATAGAATAGTAAATTAGGTTAGGTATGTAAGATTCCCAAAGTTCTTGCAGACCCGATACTGGATGAGTAGGGTTGTAGATACTAGAAGGAATGACCATGTTGGTTGCGTTGACCAACGCGGCTCTTGTTCCTTTTGCTTTGTATAAATAAATAGCTTGTTTTAATTGACGTCTCCAGTTATCAGGGTCTTCGCTAAAAAAGGTCCATCCTAAATATCTTCCTAGGTACTGAAGAAACTCTTCAGGACACTCATCAATGTCTAACAAAAACTGTATATCCCTAATAGAGTCTTGGACGTCATAAAAAGCATAAGCCAAAGCCTTGAGCATTTTACCCATTGGACCTTTGTTCTCCATACGTCTAACATTTAAACCTAGTAGAGATGCATCAACAATATCTTTGAAATACAGGGTGTTTGGGTCGTCATCATTCACCCACACATTTACCAGCGTATCAAGAGCGCTTACTAACTGGCTTCCTGACGCATAGTAGTTATCAGCGTAGGTAGATGACGGACTGTTGAAGGGTGATGGTAGGTATAACTTAGATACTTCGGTCCACGCACTCCCTCCCCCTTGACAGTTTGTGTACAACCATTTAAATAAATTGGAAACGCCGTCTGCTTCGGTCAGAGTTTGTCCGTAAAATAATTTTTCCGTCAAAGAACTTACTACTAACGAGCTAGGAGGTACTGAAGCATTGTCTATTACCTGCCCACTGGTGTTTAATAAGTAAACCCACCCTAACTGGTCAATAAGCTCATTAGATACAGCGGATACTGAAGATTTATTTGAATCAACTATCGAAGAATAATTTTGAGCGAAACTATGAGTTACAGAGTTCAGGTGAGTAGATGGTAACGCAGAAGTTAGTAGGAACGAGCTAAACTCACCTACATTAGGAAAATCACCAAAGGTTTTTCCTAGAGGAGCTAACACATGCTTTTCGAACTTGGCAGGTGTACATCTAGACAGCTCGTTATACGGAACAAAGTAAGGAACGTATCGTATGCTTGATAGATGTTGAGCTCCAAACCATGAGCTGCTGGTATCCGGAACCATTACCAATGATGAAATATTTTTCGCTGCATAAAGTATTTTTCCAAGAACCTTGTACTGCAAATCTTCTTCGGCACCGAACAGTTGGTATTCGGTTTCCTCATAAAATTCAGGAACGACTCGCTTAATTACTTCTATGTAATTAGCTTTGAAGTGTTCTTGTTCTGGTCCTTTGTCTGATGTCATTATACTAACTCTACACTAAACTCAAAATTATTAAGTTGTATTATCTCATTAAAGTTAACAAAAACATCGTCTGTGATGTTATCCAACCTAAAGAATCTAACTTCTGGAACTGTTAACATTTGATTTTGTAAGTCTGCCAACGAAAATTTCTTTCCGAATGCCATATTATCGACGCTGAAATAATCAACCATAGCCAACGCCGCTTTTTGTTTGATATTGTCCGCTGCACGTTTATTACTTCTATCAATGAACACGGTGCAGACTAAATCCAGTGTTCTCACTACACCATCAGAGATGACGATATCGTCAGTCAACATTTTATAATCTTGAAAGTAATCTAACAATTCTTTTTTCATTGCGACTGACGCACGTTCTAGTTGAGTGTCAGAGGCTTTAGACAATACATATAAATCAATAACGTTCGCAGCTGCTCCATTTTTACGTAAGGCAGCCATTGCTTTTGCGGTTTGACCAGCTGACCCAACGAAACTGTTAGCCAACGTATTGTAATCCTCCCCTGTTACGGCTCGGTATTGAGTTCTGAAAAAGTAAGGGGCGTATCTTTTTGCATGGTCTACTGTTTCTGCGGAAGTTCCACCACTTCCTTTTGTAGTATTTTCCAATGTTGCAGTCAGTTTTGTAACCGAATTATTATAAACCGTAATGTCTTGGTTAATTCCTTTTCTTATTATATTACCGTTAGCACCACCTCCAACTCTGTATGTCACTACATAATCTGCTTGAGGTGTTGGTAGTCGACCTAACACACCGTCTCCAAATTCAAGAATAGCTTCGAATCCATTAACATATTTCTTTTGAAACACTGGTGCTGTTCCTCCTGAGGCTGCAAATAGGTTTGATATCTCGTTATATTGGGTTCCACCATTTTCGGTAGAGGACACTCCTATACTACCCTCAATAATAGGTCCATCATTGATTGATATCGTTTGTCGGTTGGCACCGTCTGCAAACAATCCTGCTTGGGTTCCTAAAGAACCCTCTAATAGAAACAAGTTTGATACTGATGAAGGAGCGGTGTTAGAAAAATCTGATTTTGGTATTTGTAGGTCCTTATCAAACAAATTTAAAAGGCCGTTAGCCTCCTGTCGATAAACAGTGTATGTTAATGGAGTGTTGTTTCTTGTGTTGGTAATACTTATACGACGGTCTGCTTCTTTTATTAGTATGTGGTCGTTAACTTGAGGTGTTTCTGTAGGTAAAGTAAGTTTTCCTGTCGCTTTAGATGCTGTCGGACCTTTCATCGACACACCAATCAACTCTAACAACCTTTTTAAATTGTCTTCATTTTTTACCGTATCAATATACATTTCATTGGCGGTCATATCAGCTCTCAATGTGAGGACTGAAGCCATGTACGCGAACATTTCTAATAACATTTGACCTAAATCGGAAGATGCAAAGTTATTATAATCTAAGGGGTACACAGCCTTCAAATAATTTTGCAGTGCCACTCTAAAATCGTTGAAACCTCTCAAATCATAATCAATTAGATTTGGTTTTCTGTCGTCTGGGACTTGTCCTAACTTTAGGAAATCAGATTCAATGGTTCCATCAAATCCACTAACGTTATACAAGCCTCTAAAATATTTATCTAAATCAGCCATTATACTAATACCTCCACCAACTGTTCGTTCAACAAATCATCTTTTGATGTAACTAATAACTTTATTATTAGTTTATGGTTCTCTTCGTCAGGAACTAAATCAAGTCTTTTTACGATTACTCGTTTTTCATACTTATCTATTGTCTGTAATATCTGTTCACGTAACGTGTTTATTTGAGTTTGGTCTAATATTGAAAAAACACTTTGTCTTAAATCAGTTCCATAGTCGGGACGCATAACCCTTGCTCCTCGTGATGTTAAAATCAATTGTTTTAACCCATCAGATAAGCACCCCAAATTTTCATTTGACGTCAAGAATCCTCCTACGCCATCTTCTCGCATAGGAAACGCTAGTCCCTTTATAGTATTTTTAACAGGAACTTTTAAATATTGTAGGTCGTAAGTAGTCATTTAATTTAAGGGGTTGGAATCAATACATTTTGGAAAAATCCTTTCTGTGCGTCGTAGTTCTTTTTCACCTCACTATTAGTTAGTGGTTTTGCGTAAATCTTAAAACTACCAACAAATCCGTCTAACCCTGAGCGAGGGATATTCCTTAGACTTGCAGCAGTGCCATCTTTGGCGTTAGAGAGAGGGGGTTCATGTTGACCGGTGATAAAGGCGCCCCCATTTATAGTGGTTGTGGTTACGTCAGCGTTCGATAGAGTTTCTTGGTGCGTGTTATTGGTATTTGAACCCAAGAATCCCATAGGTCTATATGTTGTCCCTTGTATTTTAGGTATGTTGTCTGTATATCCACCGCCAATAATCCATGGAGTGAAGACGGGAAAAGCTACCCTTTCAGGAGTAACTCTCTCATCATAAATAGAATTTCCTAAGAAACTTTCTTTTTGTGGGTCATTGGTATTAATCACATCAGTCTGTCCAGCCAAATCTATTTTGGCTGCTGTAGGCATGAAAGTGGATTGAGGTACACCTCCGAGAACTTTGTCTAAGGCTGACGTTAGAAGCTCTTCCCCGTCCATGCAAAATCTAACTTGGGATTTATCGTAGTCGAAAGAAATATTGAAATGGTGGAAGGAGCTACTTACATCAGCTATACCAGCTCCACTGGTAGTTAAAACACTACTTGGAATGTACATTCCAGCTTGTTCTACTTGAACTGGAGTAGGGCTAACAACAGGCTGTCCTTTTGAATTTGTTTCAGTCCATCTTTCAGCTATGCAGACGCTGTGTCCCCATGATTTATCAGGGTCATTTGTATAGGTTTGGTTCTGTCCTACCGTAGGAGCAATTACAAACTCTAATCCGCTGGTGCCGTACCCGGATGTTTTTGAAGGTGAGCCTCTGTCACGCCAACCCATTATCATACCTAATGTCCTTGATAAGTCTCCTCCAGGGTCATCAATCACACCTGGTTTTTGGTTAGTAGCGGTAATGTACTGTCTGAACACAGGACCACTGTTTTCATTTGCGAAAACTAATCTGTATCTGTGATAGTCGTTCATATCCCGATGAACACGTGGCACGTAAGCCCAAAAATCAATCGACGCTCCTTGTTGTGTGTAAAATAAATTATCCAACTGTCTCACGCCGTTAAACGGACGTAAGTATGTCGTGTAATCTCGTGTGGAGTTTGGTAGACGCGCATAAGAACCTTTTACATCGGTCCAGATAGCTGAATGCTTGGCTCTTTCATCGAATATCGTTCCTCCAAAATA